GGTTGTAAGCTAATGCACGAATCTGCTCAACAACTTCAGGAGAAACCAAGAGATCAGTGATTCCACGGCGAGCGCCAGTAGGAGTACCTCCAACAAAGGAAGCATTGATTCTCTTAGCTTTGGTGAACAATTTGTTTAAATCCTCTAAGAGGAATCTGTTCGCCTGTGCTGTACGGAAAACGTGACGATTGCTTTCGGCAGTTGTGCTTGTTCCAGTAGAAGCAGCAGCGGCAGCAGTAAAAAGAAGATTTGCGGATGTTCTTTCTTGCTTTAATAAGACTTCCTGTGCAACACGGGTGAAAGTCTTGCCAACAACGTCTAAACGGGAACGAGAAGCATACTTACGATCAAAAGAAACAGCTGAATCCAAGTGATAGGTGGTGAACTTCAACTCAGCAGCAGTAGGCTGCACATAGTTGGTAGGAAGACCACCAGCCACGGACTGGCTGTAAACTTTGATATAATCCTCGTCAAAAATGTCATGATAAAGGTCCAAAGGAATGGAAGGATTGTCATCAGCGTTGAACTGAAGAGAAGTAAACAAGTTACTAATCGTAGGAGCATTGTTGATAACCTCTGCCAAAACAGGACCGATGAATTCGGCTAAGGCAACCTGTGCGGCGTAAGCAACATCTCTGTTGCGTGAAGCCATAGCCTTAATCAATTCAACTTGTTCGTCGGTTCTTTTAAGAGTAATATTCATTTTCTATAAATCCTTTCTATTAAGCAGTGTAAGTACTGCTGAGAGAGCAATCCAACTGAACTAGAGCGTACTGCGCTGTGCCAGTTCCTGCGAATTGATCGGCCACACCAAGCTGAGAAGTTCTGTTACCAGTTCCCAAAATGGTTCCAACAACGGTTTCGCCTGAGGTGCTTGCCCAAGCAACACCAGAGAGCTTACCTGCGTTTGCAGAGATAACAGCAAGATTGCCGGGAGCAAAATTGGAGTCTTTCTCGTAAGCGTTTTCATCAAAGGTGAATAAACCTTTGGTAGCGACAGGAACAGCCTGACCACTTAAAACAGCCTGAAGCTCATCGCGCTTGATAGGGTTGTAGATAAGTTTTTCACCGTTCTCGTCGGTTTGGACTGTTTGTCTCAAGGTAACACCGAGAACAGGAGCGTCCTTGGTGGCAGCAGTAGCTCTCAAAGCAACGGTAGGATACTTGTCTGCGCCCAAGAATGGGTAGTCAGTTTTTCCGAGGTAGCTGCTATCGATTAAATCGATAACGTCTTTGTTGAGATTGCCGCTCAATACCTTGACCATAACTCCAGCACTGCCGTTTCCGTTAGTGCTAGGCGTAGAGTCAACTGTTTGATTAGCAAACAAATTGACTACATCATTGTCAGAATATTGTCTGAATGGTAATAATCTAAGTGCCATAATGTTTTATTAGTATTTGATTTGAATGTTTTCTTTATTAAAAGCTTTGCTGAACTTAGCAAGAAGAGATTCTTCCTGAGAAGTAGCGCCATTATTATTAATAGGGGCCTCCTCTGAAGCTTCTGCTCTGTCCAAAACTTCCTCGACATCTGTTTCGGAAGCTGTAACTTCTTCTACTGCCTTTTCAGGAGTAGCCGTTTCTTCTGGGGTTGCGATAGAAGCAATGCGTTTTTCAACTTCCTGCTCCACTCTCTTAGAGAGCTCTTGTTCTTGCTCCAACTTAAAAGCTTTGCTCTTATGATGAAGTAAAGAATTGAGTTTCTCCTGATAAGCTTCGAAGGATGCTTCAGCGCTATCCAGTGCCTGAACTTCTTTTGCAATAATAGCACGGTCACTATCAGAAAGATCAAATCCTTCGTCGATAGATTCCATTCTACTATTGAAAAGTTCTTCTGCTTGCTGTGCAGCGATAGAAGACTCAAGATCAGAAATTCTGTCTTGAGCTACTTTGAGGTTCTCTTCCAATTCAACGATAGAAGCTTTTGCTTTTTCAGCGTCTTCAGCGGCTTGAATCTTCTGCTGCTCTAAGGCTTCGCGCTCCTGTTGGAACTCGACATCCTTTTCTCTAATTTTGTCAGCGACAAAGCTAGAGATGCTAGCAACAGCCTCTTGCGAGAATTCAGCTTTTTCAGAAAGCTTGCTATCAAGAATTTTCCCGAACTCTTTAATGATTTCTTGGGTATCCATGATATCTGTATTATTATGTGTTTTTACATTATTTTCACTCTTTTGTGAAATTTTTATGCTATTTTCGCTAGAAATTGTTGGCTTTTCTTCAACCTCTGAACTGTCGCCGGAGTCTTTTAGTGTTATAGTCTCATTTTTTTCAATGAAAACACCTTGAACATCAGCAGCAGGATTAGACGTAAACCCAATACCTAACGGAAAAACTTCTCCGGTAACTAACCTGTAAACAGGGTCACCGTTGCTTAACTTACCAGATCCACCAAAGCTTTTTAGATATTTTTTCATATCTTCAACTTCATTTGGATCGGTTACGATTCTTGCTTCATCTAAGTTGGTAGATCCAACAGCGATATGATAATCATTGAATCCTAATTCCCAACTCGCAGAAATTTTATTATAAACTTCGCTGTCTTTATCTCCTGCTTGCAACAAAGCGTTTGCAAAATCAGGATTAACAGTTTTGTATACAACAGCAGCTAAAGAAATGTAATAAGGATCTTTTCTTGAAACAGCTTCTTTAGATGTAATAACATTATTAGTTTCTATATCTGTAAAACCTGCATTAACAATATGCCCCACTACTTTTTCTTTTTTATGCTCAATATTAGTAGGTTTATAAACAAAGTACTTTAAAATTTCAGCTGCAGTTTCGGAATCAATGCCATCGCCATTTTTATTAAACTTATTTACCACTGCTGCGTTAAACGCAACGCCCACCAAATCAATATTTTTATCTAAATCTACTGATTTTGGGATCAATGGTTGCAAGTTATCTAATGAAGCACGACTTATGCTAAGATCATTCTCAAGATCTGTAGTAGCATAAATGCTAAAATTAAAACTTGTTGTATATTTAAATTTGGATTGATCCATCTGTATTTATTACACTTTTTTATTATAATTTGGAATTTTTATTGCTGTGATACAAAATAGCAGCAGCGTAGTCATCCAACAGATGATTTGCGCTAATTTCTGATACTTCTTTTAACGTATCTAATTGCAACATTAAATTGTTGTCTTCCAAACAAGCTTTAGCTTTTTGCTTCCATTCATTTTGCTCTGTAGAGACAATAATACTCTCACAAATACGAGCTAAAATTTCTTTTTGATCTTTATTTAATCTTTTCTTTTTGAAAGCACTTTTAGCTTCTGCAACCATGTAGGTATAAAGACGGTTTGTTTCATCCACGATACCTTTGATGCCATCTACAGTATATTGTTCTTTAGCAAATGATTTAGCACCTAAAGGTCTACCTGCTGTTTTAGGAGTAGCATTTTGAGCAACTTCGACTTCTTCTTCGCCTTCGTAAAACGGAATTCCACCAACAATAGGGTTATAAAATCCTTTTTTACGATCCTCAATGAAACGTTCTTGAGCTTTACGAAGTTCAGTTTCTTTAGGAAATACTCCAGTTTCAATAACCTTAATACCTTCTTCTGGGGGAAGAATGCCAAGTTCCATCATGCGAGTAATAACACGCTGTACTTGAGCAGAATCTTTAAGATCTATAGTTTCAAACTTAGCGGTAGGAATATCTCTAAAACCAAAATCTCTGCATAATTGCTTGATTTCTGGCTGCAAGAAATCATTAAGAAAAGCATCTCTAGCTTCATTTAAACGCTGCAAGAACATTTGAGCTTTGATTTCAGTGCTAGCAAACTTTTCTTGATTTAAAATAATATTTTGCAAACCTTCTTTAATATCTTGATTTACAACTTCATATTTTTCAGGACCAATAACCTTTTTGAGGTCAGGAATAATAAATTCAGCTTTTGTTGTATAATCACTGACCAAAACTCTACCAACGCTTTGATTTTGAAATAAAGTTTGCATGGCGCTGATATTGCGAGGATTAACGCCGCCTTTATCGGGAGTTGTTCCCATTGTGATTAACAACACAACGTTTTCAATGGTTCTGCAGATTGACTGATCAATCTTTTTCATTTCCATCTTGAAATTAATATCATCTAAGACGCCAAACCCAAATGGCACAGCGAATGGTTCATAATCCTGCTTTTTGTAAAAGGAATAGCGCAACTTAGAAGGATCAAGCGCGACTTTCATGCCGTCAGTGTAATAGCCGCCTTGCTTAATCTTTTTCTTCATTTCATCAGATAAAGCATTGAATAACTCTTTATCTTCGTCCGTCTTAGGATTTTGAAGACGCTCTAACTCATACTCACTTAATATTTTTTCATAAAGACCATTT